TACAGATCGACTTCGGGAATTCAACTTTTGGACTTTCCGTTCCAACACGACCAGTGTTGAAACTTCCTTCCTCGTTTCCGAGGAAGAAGTCCTTAGAAGACTAGAACGAATTCGGCTGGTAGCTTCCTTAGATACACGAGACCGAGTCTCGGCAATCTCAAGGATGTTAGGTAGCATCATAACCCCCCAAGTTTCCCAACCTGGGAGGAACTCTGCTACTAACGCTATCTCTTCCTGGTCGGAAGAGAGCTCTGCAACATCAGTATAGTAATGTGGGTTCTCCCCAACTTGGCGGACTGTCTGATTGAGATAGCCCCCTCGTCCAAGGAGTTCCATAATCCTAGCTGATCGTCTGCGGAAGGTTCGAAGTCTCTCCTCTTGCGAGAAAACACGTTCGATTTCGGGCGTCAATCTTTGCTCTAGAGGCTTACCCATTGGGTTCCAACCTAAACCATAAGGTTCAGGTAGTTCCGCAATGAACTCAAGGATACGGCGTTGCCGTTTCCTGAGCAGGCACATAGCCGATGGGCCGAGGTTCCTGACCATGTCCACAAAGGACTCATCAGAACACCTACCCTTCCACTTAAAGCCTTGGTAGACTCTAGTTGGAGTGATAATTCGACCTAAAAATTCTCCAGTGCTCAAGGCTGATAACACCTTCTGAGGTTGAATTGGCACACCGATTTTATTCATAATTTCGATGTACGCTTGAGCGACTCTGGGACTGGAAGTCCAAAAGTCGTCACCCACTATCCCATACTCGTACTGTTTAGGTTCGAGTTCAGGATGCTCGCGCTGATAAAGCGCTTGCACTATTGCGTGATGACAGAGAGTGAAAGCCGCAAACGAGGGTTTTAAACCCAACGGTTGTCCCACTGTCCACCGAACGTTCATCGAACGTGTCGATTTCTTTTCAGTGATGACCGTCCAGTCTCCGCGGCAACAGCTCTTAAAGAACTGCAACCACCTCGTCTGGATACCCATGGCAGCCATCATGTGGAGTTGAAACTCCAAGGGTAGGTTGTCTGATGCGTTGGACAAGTCCGTACACCAAACGCGTCTACCCTCACGAAGGCAGTTCTGAAGTGCTTCCACCCCAGAAACCTGGTCGTAGGTATAGTCTTGTGGAACTTTACGCAACACAGTACAAAGTGCATCATACAGCGGGTTTAAAGCCGCTTGATACACACGTACTGGATTCGCTGCAGAACGGAGTTTGTACCCCGCCTCTTGAATTAGAGCGATCTGACCCATATAGGGTCGTTCCTCTCTGGATTCCTCAGCGGTCGTACCAGCTTTTCTATCGAATTCGAGATTCGTTTCCAAGTCGGCAACTAGGAGACCTTCTATACCTTTAAGGGTACCAGAAAGTATATCCCAGTTATTGACCGTCCACTGTGGACGCTCCAGTAGTGTCTTGAGTCCTGTTCGCAGGACTCCCTCAGGTTCGGGTATCGTCTTAAGTCCTTCTGGACTCCTACGCGTATCACTTGCGTGGAAATCCAATAGGGGTGAACCGGTTTCTGTAGCCACTCGGGTCTTTAGACCTATGATTGGCGAACTTAAAACTAGTTTAAGTCCCTCCACGAAAGTCTCCGCATCCAGATCGTCACGACGAATAGAAGAAATTGCTTTCCTCCATTGTCTCTCGGTCACCTTTAACTTAGGGTGGTCAAAAGTGAGTCCAGTATAGATCAGGACAGCGTTCCACGCTCGTCTAAAGTCTCGCTTACTCATACGAAACAATGCGGCGAACGCACCGGATGGTATACCATTGTGCAGTTTGTACCAACTGTCACCCTTTTGACGGGGTGCAGGTGGTAATCCAGCATAATAATGCAAGAGATCAAGCTTGAGAAGCTTTAATCTTGCAACCGTCCATTCTTCTCCCGTATCTCGGCACCACTTGGATACCTCAGAAACGAGTTGGTTGGCTACATCGGTACGAATACCGATGCCCCGAAGCCGATACTGCATAGCCTTTGCGTCAAGCGCCATCTGATACTCCTTTACGGGATGTCAGCAGGACTAGGTCAGTAGTGACCCCCCCATCGACCAGATGGAGTTGAGATGTGGGCTAATAGCCC